GATTGCTCTCTCGCCTGGAAGTTTAACCCAAACTAGAGAATTGTTTTCTGGGAGTTCATCGAGAGAGTTGAATTTCATATAAATCTCATTCCCATCTTTATTTTGATTCCAATAGTATGCATGTCGCCTGGAAGTTCTGTCATTTTTGGTTTTAGAACAATTTCCTGTTCTATGGGAAAATATTCAAACATTTTTTTCTCACGTCGGTGTTCGTCGTTAATATATTTTAATGAATGAAAATCTCTCCATTTCGCAATGTGCTTCATGGTATCAAAAAGATCTTGTAAATCCAGAAATGGAAGCCAAAAACCATACTTTTCTTTTCCTTGCCAATCTGATTGAATTTCTTTAGGAATTCCAAACATCTTTTCTAAATCTATTAGAGTTTTCTTCCAATCGATAGCTTTATCCATTAATCACCTCACAATAATCTTAATAATTGTTTTCTGGGAGTTCGTCTAATGAGTTGAATTTCATCAATTGCCTTTAATTTTATCCATTTGTTCAAAAGAAATTGTCTCATAGGGCAAAGTTTGCGAAATGAATTTTTCCCCATTGGAAATGAAAAGTTTAGCATCTTCAACTCGATACCAACTAAAGCCATTGAAATATTTCGGTAATTTTTTCAAATTGCTTCTTAAAATATCTGCATCTTGACGATTTTCTAAATTCATTATGGCTCGATCTGCTTGATTGCATAAATCCATAGCAACTACCAGTTCTGCTTGAGTT